CGAAGCACGTCCGCATGGGCCGGCTCAACAGCGGCGCGCCGCTCCTCGACTCCCACGACTCGTCGTCCGGCGTCGCCGGCATCCTGGGCGTGGTCGAGTCGGCCCGCCTGGCCGACGGCAAGGGAACCGCCATCGTCCGATTCGCCAAGGGCGACCCGGCCGCCGACGCGGCGTGGAACAAGGTACGCCAGGGCGTCCTCCAGAACGTCTCGGTCGGCTACCGGATCTACAGGGCCGTCAAGACCGAAGAGGTCACCACCGACAAGGTGCCCGTGGTCCGAGTCGAGGACTGGGAGCCCTACGAGTTGTCGATGGTCGCGATGGGGGCGGACGCTGGCGCCGGAGTGCGGAGCGTATCCGAGTCAACGAATGCGTGCGTTTTCCAGGCACTTCCAACACAGGGAGCAACCGAAATGAGCAAGCCGGTCGTCACCACCACCACCGAGTCCGCCGAGGCCGTCGCCTCCACCGCCCCCGCCCCCTCGATTGTGGAGGCGACCCGCGCCGCTGTCGCGCAGCGAGAGGCACGAACCGAGGCGACCAGCGCCGCGATCTCCCGCGCCACCGCCGAGGCCCTCGCGAAGGAGCGGACCCGCGTCACGGAGATCCGCTCGATGTGCCGTGGCGCCAACCTCGACGAGGACCTGGCCGACAAGATGATCCAGGACGGCGCAGGCGTGGAGGAGGCCCGGAAGGCCATCTTCGAGCACCTCACCTCGCGCAGCGACGCGTCTGCGCCCAACAGCGCGCACTTCTCGATGGGCGAGGACCAGCGGGAGAAGTTCATCCGCGGCGGAGTGGCGGCCATCATCCAGCGGTACGGACACGGCGAGATGATCGCCAAGGCCAAGAAGGTCGAGCGGTTCGCCAACGAGTTCCGGGGCGTGTCCCTCGAGGCCGGGGAGTTCGGCGGGATGAAGGTGCTCGACCTGGCCCGCGCCAGCTTGGAGCGCCAGGGCGTCTCGACCCGCGGCCTCCACGGAGACGCACTCGTGAAGCGCGCCCTCCAGTACCGCGGCGACGCTGGCATGAACACCACCAGCGACTTCGCCATCCTCCTGGAGACCGCGGTCAACAAGATCTTCCTCGGGCAGTACGCGATCGCGCCGGTGACCTGGCGGGACTGGTGCGGCACGAAGTCGGTCCAGGACTTCCGCACCTCGACCTTTTACCGTCCCGGGAGCTTCTCGGTCCTCGACTCGGTGAGCGAGGACGGCGAGGTGAAGCACAAGAACATCCCCGACGGGAGCAAGGCGACGCTCACCCCGGCCACCAAGGGCAACATCATCGGGATCAGCCGTCGCTCGATCGTCAACGACGACCTGGGCGTGTTCCGCGACACCGCGGCGCAGCTCGGTGACGCCGCCGCCGCGACCCTCGAGGCCGACTGCTTCGCCATGCTGCTCGCGAACAGCGGACTCGGGCCGACGCAGTCCGACAGCCAGCCGCTCTTCCACGCCAACCGCTCCAACATCGGAGCGACCGGCGCCATGAGCGTGACCACGCTCGACAGCGCCCGGGCGAAGATCAAGCTCCAGAAGGACGTCTCGGCCAACCGCTTCCTGAACCTCGTCCCGCGGATCTGGCTGGGGCCCATCGAGCTCGGCGGCCTGGCGCGGCAGATGAACGACGCGCAGTTCGACCCGAGCAAGACGACCAACATCCCGAACATCGTCCAGGGCCTCTTCGCCAAGGTGATCGACGTCGGACAGTGCTCCGCCGCCAGCGCGACCCGGCACTACCTCCTGGCCGACCCCTCGGTGGCGCCGGTCTTCGTCGTCGGCTTCATCGACGGCCAGGAAGCGCCCCGGATCGAGTCGGACAACTCCTTCGAGTACGACGGCGTCCAGATGAAGGTCATCGTCGACTACGGAACGGCCTGCATCGACTACCGCGGGGCCGCCACGTCGGCCGGCGCCTAGCCCCCAGCTCCAAGGAGAAAGACCATGGCTCGCACCTACATCGCTGCCGGAGACGTCCTCACCCTCACCGCACCCACCGGCGGCGTCGTCGCCGGCACGGCGTACCTCATCGGCGGCCTGGTGGTCGTCGCCCAGACCACGGCAGCGCAGACCGTCGCCTTCGGCGGCTACGTGACCGGGGTCCACAGCGTGACCAAGGCGGCCTCCCAGGCCTGGACCGAGGGCGCGCTGGTGTACTGGGACAACACCAACAAGAACTTCACGACCACCTCGACCTCGAACTACCGCGCAGGCGTGGCGGTGGCCGCGGTGGGCAGCGGAGCCGGCGAGACGACCGGAATCGTGCGCTTCAACGGAGTCGGCGTCCCGGCCGGCGCCTAGCCCGACATGATCAACTTTCCGTCGCTGCTTGCGGCGGCGGACCGCGCCGCGCTCGCCCACCTCGGGGGCGCGGTTCACTACGTCTCGGCGTCGGGGAGCGAGGCGGACGTCGTCGGCGTGTTCGACAACGCCGACGACAACGCCACCGTCCAGGGGCAGGAGGTCGTCTCTTCCGGGCCGCGGGTCTTCCTGCGGATCTCGGAACTGCCCATGGACCCCGCCGAGGAGACGAAGGGGTTCCCCCAGGTCGTGGTCGACAGCGTGATCTATTCGACGCGTGACGTCCGCAAGGACGGCCAGGGCGGCGTCGTCCTACTGCTCTCCGAGATGGCGTGATGGCAACGCACCCGCGAGAGACGATCCGCAAGGCGGTCGTGACGATCCTCGAACGGGCGCGCACCGACGCCGGGGACAACGTCTTCCCGACGCGCGAGGTCCCGTGGCGGAGCGTCGAGCTGCCCGGGATCGCCGTCTACTCGCTCGAGGAGTCCTCGACGCAGCAGCACCAGGACGCCGAGCTCGTGCGGCAAGTCGTCCTCGCCATCCATGCCGTCGTCAGGCTGACCGAAGGAGTGGACGACGCGCTCGACGCGCTGTCCCTCCAGATCGAGAAGGCGATGGCGGCGGACCCGACGCTCGGAGGGACCGCGCTGCTCTCCCACCTGGCGGGCACGGAGATCTCGGTCGACGAGACGACGGCGCGCCCGGTCGGCGCGATCCGGCTGGCCTACGAGGTCCGGTACCACACGAACGCGCAGGTCCAGTAGCGGAGTGACCATGCCCAAGACCCTCGACCCACTCTCGCCCTCCAAGACGCTCGACGTGGACGTGGTCCAGGCGGTCGATCCGTCGGAGGGCGACCGGCTCGTGGACGCGTGGTTCGTCGAGACCTTCCACGGCCTCAACCTCGACACGCAGCTGTTCAACCGCTTCAACGCAGCCAAGGGCGCGCTCAAGACGCGGCTCGCAGGCTTCACCCGGAAGGAGTCGTAAATGGGCAACCCGATTTTCGGCGTCGGCATCCTCGCGATCAACCCCCAGACCATCAGCACCACCGCCAGCCCCATCCAGGCCGGCACGCTCACCGAATGCACGATCGACCAGAGCTTCGACATGGTCGAGCTCTACGGGTCGGAAAGCGACCCGGTGGACGTGGCGCCGGGCAAGCGGAAGACCGTCATCAAGGGGAAGTTCGCCTCCTTCTCCTCGGACATCTACGCAGCGTTCATGGGGACGACCGCGGCGACCGGGTCGCTCAACCCGAACATCAACGAGCAGTGGACCGTTCCGGCGACCCCCTTCACTGTGACCGTCGCCAACGGCGCGACCTGGGAGCGCGACCTGGGCGTCATCGACGCGAACACCGGGCTCGCCATGGTGCGCGTCGCGTCCGGCCCGACGACCGGCCAGTACACCGCCAGCGCGGCTGGCGTCTACGTCTTCGCCGCTGCCGACGTCGGTCACGTGATCCTGATCAGCTACACGAACACGGTCGCCGCCTCGGGCAAGACCGTGACGATCAACGGCGCGCAGATGGGAGCCGGCTCGGTCTTCCAGATCGACCTCTTCCAGATCTACAAGTCGAAGGCCCAGGGCATCCGCTTCCCGGCCGTCCGCTTCTCGAAGGTCACCCAGGCCTTCAAGAACGTCGACCACGCGCAGATGGACTTCGAGGCGGTCGCCTTCAAGGACCCGACCACGAACATGCTCTGCAAGTCGGTCTTCGCCGTCTAGGCCGGGATGGCGCGCACGCGGACACTCACGACCGAGGAAGGGAGCTTCGCTTTCGCGAGGCTCCCTCTCGGCGTGCTGTTCGACGTGCAGGACGGGCTCCTAGACCTCCTGGAATCGCCGGACGGCGTCGAGGCGGTCCTGGGGGCCTGGGATGTCTGGGGCGAGGCCTGCGCGCGCGCCACGGGCGTCCAGGCGGCGCAGCTGGCCGACACGGTGGGCATCCCCACCCTGCGCCAGCTCTTCGACGCGGTGATGGACTTCTCGGGGATGGGCGCGAAGGGCGAGCCGGGCGAGAAGCGCCGGCCGCTGCCGAAGCGGGGCGAGACGAAGCGCAAGATTTACGGGCGGGTCATCACGGGGACGGGGTGGACGTACCCGACCGTGGACGCGCTCACGTTCGACCAGGTCGATGACCTCTTCGCCTACTGGGCGAAGCGGCCGAACGTCTCCGAGGTCGCGGCCTACTGGCTGCTCGGAGACCAGGCCAACGATGAGCCGGCGGTCTACAGCGACCACGTGATGAGCGGGGAGGAAGTCGCGGCGATGGTGGCTGGTCTCAACGGCTGACAGGGGGCTTCACATGTTCGCAGGGGTGCGGGTGGTGATCGGAGAGCGGGAGCTGGTCATGCCCTGGCTCAGCTACGGGCAGACCAAGGCCGCGATCCGGGAGGGGTTCCGGCTGAAGAAGCAGGCCGAGGCGGCCGTGAGCGCGGAGGACCCGGAAGTGTTCATCGAGGTCGCCGACCTGAAGGTGGCGACGATCCACCGGGCGCTCGTGCGGAACTACCCGGATCTGACCTTGGCCGAGGTCGAGGACGGGCTGGAGAACGCGAACGTCGCGGTCTACTACGAGAAGCTCATGTCCCTGTCCCAGGGCGTGACGAAGCCCGAGGTGAACTTCCTCACCCCGCAGCCGGCGCCGGTCGAGGCGCCACCCGTCGTCGCGCAGGAAGTCGTCCCCCAGGGATAGTCCGTGGCCAACGAGCAAGTCACAGTCTCGATCACCGCTGCGATCCAAGGCCTGCTCGACGGGCTCGGGAAGGCCACCGGCGCGGTGAAGCAGTCGACTGAGCAGATGGCGGGCTTCGCGGGCGGGCTCAAGAACGCCTTCTCGAACCTCATGGCGCCGCTGCTCGCGCTAACCGCGGTGGTCGGCGGCGGGAAGATGTTCAAGGGCGCCATCGACGACACGGTGTCGTGGATCAGCGAGGTCGCGAAGACCGCGCGCGTGCTCGGCATCTCGACCGAGAAGGCGAGCATCCTCGGTCTCGCGCTCGACGATCTCGGGCTGTCGAGCGACATGTACACCATCGCCGCGGACAGGATGGCTCGCCAGATCGCGACGGGCGGGAAGGGTTTCGAGACTCTCGGGATCGAAATCCGGGGGGCCGACGGGCACCTGAAGTCATCCGTCGAACTCATGGCCGAGACGCTCGACGTCATCCGCGGGATGACGAAGGGTCTCGACCAGTACGCGGCAGGTGTGGCGGTCTTCGGCCGCGGGTGGCGGGAAGTCGCGCCGCTCCTCCGGTTGAGCTCCGAGCACATGAAGAAGTCCGAGGAGCGCGCGAAGCGGCTCCACCTGGTGATGAGCGGCGACAGCGTCGCGATGATGCGCGCCTACAAGATGTCAGTGAACGAGGTGAACGACGTCTGGAAGTCGTTCAAGGTCCAGCTCGGGACGAACCTCATGCCGCTGCTCACCCAGTTCGCCGACTGGATGGCGAACGCCGGGTCGAGCGCGGCTGACAACTTCGGGAGCGTCATCCGGGGCGTGGTGTCGGGGTTCCTCTACCTGAAGGCCTACGTCGAGACGACAACCACCGGGCTCTTCGCCTTCCTGAATACGCTGTCCGACGTCGCGCGGGGCGCCTGGAATATCGCGGTGGCGCTCAAGAACGGCGAGGGGTGGGCCGGCGTCAAGCGAGCCGCTGGCGCCGCCGCGGCCGAGGTCAAGAACGACTGGGCGGCCGCCGCCGAGAACGTCACCGACTCGTGGGCCCGCTTCCGTTCCTCCATGAAGGAGGTCTGGGAGCCCACGAAGAAGCCCAAGTCCTCCGCGCCCGAGCCGGGCACCGACTTCGTCCTTCCCGAGAAGGAAGAGAAGGAGAAGAAGGACCCGCGGTTCCAGCAGTGGAAGCAGGAGCTGGAGGCGACGAAGCTCCTGGAGGCCAACTGGTTCACGTGGAGCGAGGACCGCGAGAAGCAGTTCTGGGAGGAGAAGACGAAGCTGGCCGAGGCCGGCTCCGAGACGCGTCGCGAGGTCGACCTGGAGGTGGCGCGCGCGTCGAAGAAGATCGCCGAGGACGCCCATCAGGAGCTGCTCGCCGGGCTCCGGGTGCAGCTGGAGGCCTACAAGGAAGACGGCGCGATGAGGACCGCCATCCTCAAGGCGATCGCGGCCGAGGAGGCGCGCGTCTACGGCCTGTCGTCGAAGCAGGCGCAGGCGGCCAACAAGGAGATCGCGAAGGACCTGAACGAGCAGGCGAAGAAGGCCGCCGAGGCGCGCAAGGCGTTCGTTCAGGGGTTCATCGATCCGGTGGTGAAGGCGTTCTCGTCCGGGATCAAGTCCATGATCACCGGCACGAAGTCCTTCGCGCAGGCGATGGGCGATATGGCCCGGGACATGCTCGCCGGGTTCGCGGACATGCTGCTCGGGATGGCCGAGAAGTGGGTCACGCAGAAGCTCCTCGAGCTGTTCATCGCGAAGACGACGGCGGTGAGCGAGGTCGGGACGGCGGCGGCGGTGGGTGGCGCTGGAGCGGCGGCCGGCGCGGCGACGGCGTTCTGGTGGAACCCGGCGATTGCGGTGGGGTTCGGCGCGGCGATGTCCGGCGCGATCATGGGGTCGTTCGGCGGCGTCGCAGCTGCGGCAGAGGGCGGGTTCGACGTGCCGTCGTTCTCGTCCCCCGTGACGAAGCTCCACCCCGAGGAAATGGTTCTTCCGAAGGGGCTCGCCAACAAGGTCCGCGGGATGACGGGAGACGGGGGCGGGGTTACCGCGAACTTCCACTTCCACGGCGTCGTGGACGGGCAGAGCGCGGTCCAGTTCTTCGAGGCCAACCGGCGCGCCATCGTCAGGACGCTCCAGGGCGCAACGCGGGATCGGGTGGGGCGATGAGCAGCGGGCTCACCTTCCCGATGCCGCCGGGCGTCCAGATCGAGGTGGGGCGCACGCCGATCTTCAAGACCTCCATTCTGGAGTCGTGGTCCGGCAAGGAGCAGCGCACGACCTGGTGGAACACGCCGCGCTGGCGCTACGACCTGAGCTTCAAGCTCCGCCAGGCGCTCACCACCTTCGACTCCGACTCCTGCGGCGTGACGGTGGGTGGCACGGGAACGTCGGTCACGATCACGAACCTCTCGGCACCCAACTACGTCGTCCCCGGAGACACGCTCGTCCAGGGCGCCAACTCCTCGCTCATCACGGCGACGGCGATCGGCGCGTCGACGACCGTGCTCACTCTCGCGACGAGCCGGGCCTGGACGACGGGTGCCGCGACCATCACCCGGGACGAGGTGCAGGCGCTCTCGGGATTCTTCTTCTTCCACCGCGGGTCGTGGAACAGCTTCAACTTCGTCGACCCCGTGGACGGGCTGACTCGCGAGTGCCGCTTCGTCGAGGACGAAGTGACCTTCGAGCGGTACCTCAACGGTTACTACGCGCTCAAGACCTGCGCGCTCATCTCGGTGAAATAACGTGGCCCGGACTGGCAGCGTCGGGCTCGCGGCCCACCTAGCCGGGAACGCCTTCATCTGCGCGGACCTCTACACCCTCACGACGCTCGACGGTGCGGTCTACCGCTGGGCGTCCGCCGACGCGGACGTGGTTGTGGGTGCGAACACCTTCCTGGCGAGCGGCCTCACGAACCCCGTGGTGACGCGTGGGAACGTCACGTGGACTAGCACGGCGGAGATAGCGGTCCTGGAGGTCACGCTGGGGTCCGGCGGCTCGGCGCTCGTCGGCGGCAAGAACCTCTGCCTGGCCGGGGTGGACGGCTACTTCTACGGAGCGACGCTCAAGCTGGAGCGTCTGTTCCTGCCGGGGTGGGGGGATGCGTCGCTCGGCACGTGTAACTGGTTCGAGGGCGTCGTGGCTGGCGTCGACCCGAGCAGCATCGAGACGGTGCTGCACGTGCGGTCGAAGATGGAGCGGCTCGAACAGATGTTCCCGCGGTTCCTGGTCATGCCGACCTGCCAGAACCAGTTGTTCGATGCCCAGTGCGGGCTGTCGAAGACGAGCGCGACCTTCCACGTCGATACGACGGCGGCGGCCGGCTCGACCGTGACGACGCTCGTCACGGCGGTCGCGAACCCGGGCACCGTGACCGGCTGGGTGGTGTTCACGAGCGGCGCGAACTCCGGTAAGCGCCGGATGATCTCGGCGGTGGCGTCGAGCACCAGCATGACGCTCGCGGTTCCGCTGCCCGTCGCGCCCACGGTTGGCGACGCGGTGACCGTCTACATTGGCTGCGATAAGCGCAACACGACGTGCCAGGCGGCGCCCTTCGCCAACCTGCTCCGCTTCCGAGGCTTCCCCGACGTTCCGCGCGAGGAGGCGAGCGCGACATGAACGTGGGTAAGCTCTGGGAGGACACCAGTCCAGGCGGCCAAGACACTGGCCCGGCCGAGCTGCCCTATCGTCCGTCGGTCTCGAACGGCGATCCGCTGCCCGTGGTCTACGGAGTGGCGCGCGTCACGCCGAAGGTGATTGCGCAGCTCGGGACGAAGACCCTGGGCATCATCCAGGTACCGGACAACACCACCGGCATCTCCGGGTGGTTCGAGGGATATTTCAGCGCCGTCGCGCTCGCGCTCTGCGAGGGACCGATCGCCGGCGTGAACATGATCTACTGGGGGAAGACTGCGGCCGGGAACACCCTGGAGCAGCTCGGTGGCGCGCTCCTCTGCTCCATCACCGCGATGACGTCGACGACGCTCACCACGTCCGGGACGGTGTGGCAGTCGATGCGGGTCGGGGACACCATCCGCTCGGCCAACAACGTCGCGGCGACGGTCACTGTCCGGCCGACGACCGGCGTCGTCACGGTCGGGTCGACGACCGGAATGAACACGGGTGAGGGGCACTGGCTCCCGCTCGTCGACCTGGCTACGGGAGCTCGTTCTCAGGCCTACTGGAACGCCTACGACGACGTGGGGGTGGCGAGCCGGATGTATGGCTACGGCGGCACCGCCTACGTGCGGTCTCGCGGCCTCGCGCTACCGGACGGAGAGTTGCCTGACCTGTCGTTCGAGGTGCGCGGCGTCGGGTACACCGGCACGGGGACGATGCCGAACGACGTGAACCCGGCAGACGTCATCATCGACATCCTCACGAACGCCTACTACGGCCTGGGCTGGACGACGGCGCAGATCGAGACGGACCTGGGTCCTGACGGCCTAGCGGCGTCGAGCTTCCGTCGGTACGCGCAGGCGGCCGGGTTCTACGTCTCGGCCGCCCTCGTCGACCAGGCCACCGCAGCCGAGCGCCTCCAGGCCATTGCGGAGGCCTGCAACTCGGCGCTGGTGTGGAGCGAGGGGAAGCTGAAGGTCTACCCCTTCGGCGACGTGGCGATCACCGGGAACGGTGTCACGTACACCCCTCCCACGACGCCCATCTCGATCAGCGAAGACGACTTCATTCGTGACGGCTCGGCCCCCGTGAAGGTCGAGGGCATCTCCGCCGGGAACGTGTTCAACGTCCACCCGGTGTCGTTCCCCTACCGGCTCGGCCGCTACGAGATGACTCCCTGCGAGTCGATGAACAGCGCCGCGGTGGACGCTGAGTCGACCGTGAAGCGCGCCGATCCGTGGGAGACGATCTGGATTGCCAGGCCGGAACACGCGATGGCGATCTCAGCCATCAGGGCACAGCGAAACGTCTACATCTGCAACCGGTTCACCTTCACCCTCGGGCAGCGGTACTCGCTCCTCGAGCCCATGGACCTGCTCGCGCTGAATGACAGCACGCTCGGGCTCGTGAACCGCGCTGTTCGGATCACGACGATCGAGGAGGCTCCAAGCGGAGGCCTGACGATCACGGCGGAGGACTGGCCGATCGGCGTGGCGACCGGGTACGTCCAGACGCCGCAGACAAGGGACGGGATCGACTCGGGCGCGGTCTCGGGTACCTACTTCCTGGGCGGGCAGCTCGGGACGCAGGCGCAGCTCGCCGCGATGTTCGACGACGGGCGGATCACGCCCGCGGAGAAGACCTCTCTCTATCTCCAGTTCGCGGACATCCAGCGGCGGCACACGACGCTGTTCCTGGCGAGCGTGCAGGGGAAGATCGCGAGCGGGGACTGGACGACCTACACGACTGCGATGAGCACGTTCTCGACGCAGATCGCGA